GAATGGGTGATTATTAGTGAGTAAGTTTGATCCATTAAATCCTACAGTACAAATGCTCGGTCGCTGGCAGCCGTGGCATGACGGTCATACAGAACTCTTTCGCCGTTGTCATGCTATGACCGGTCAGGTTGCTATTATGATTCGACAGGTTCCAGAGAAACGGGAAGCAAACTCCCGTGTACCTGGGCAAAATGATAATCCGTTTGATATTGAAACCGTCAAACAAAATATTATTGATGGATTAGCAAAAGAAGGGTTTACTTTTGATGAAGACTTTGTTATAATAGTATTACCAAACATTGTTGACATTAGTTATGGTCGTGGTGTTGGTTATACATTTACAGAGCATGACCTTGGTGAAGCCGTTCATAATATTTCAGCTACCAAGATTCGTGCACAGATGAGAGAAGAAGGTAAACTTGCAAGCAAATCTTGAACAAACGATCTTACGAAATCTTCTGACTGATGAAAACTATATGCGCAAGGTATTGCCTTTCATTAAACCAGATTATTTCGAAGGCGTTTATCGTATATTATTTAAAGAAGCAGGTAAGTATGTTGGTAAATACAATAAGCTTCCGACTGCTGAATCTTTTAAAATTGAACTTGATCAAACTGATAAACTAACCGGTGAACAATACACAATGGCAGTCGATATTCTGCCACAGCTGTTTACCGGTGAACAGATTGACAATCAATGGTTACTTGATACTACAGAAAAGTGGTGTCAAGATAGAGCCATCTATAATGCAATTATGGAATCAATATCGATTATTGATGGCAAACATGAAACAATGACCAAAGGTGCTCTCCCCGATTTGCTTAGTAAAGCTCTTGGCGTTGCATTCGATACAAACGTAGGTCACGATTATGTTGAAAATTATGAAGAACGTTTTGATTTCTATCACACCGAAGAAGATCGTATTCCGTTCGATCTCGATTATTTCAACCGCATTACAAAAGGTGGTGTACCGCGTAAGACACTTAACATTGCCCTTGCAGGTACTGGCGTTGGCAAGTCTCTATTTATGTGTCATGTTGCTGCTGGTGCTCTGGTAGAAGGTCGAAATGTTTTATACATAACTATGGAAATGGCAGAAGAACGTATTGCAGAACGTATCGATGCAAATCTTCTCAATACTCCAATTGATCAACTACCTAACATGTCACGTGATATGTTTAGAACTAAAGTTGAAGACATTGCTCGTAAGACAGAAGGTAAGTTAATTGTAAAAGAATATCCAACAGGTTCTGCACATGCCGGTCATTTTCGTGCACTGTTGAATGAATTGAAATTAAAGAGACAATTTGAACCAGATATTATCTTTATTGATTATCTTAATATTTGCGCGTCATCTCGTATGAAAGGAATGGGTGGTGCTATCAATAGTTATAACTACATTAAAGCAATTGCTGAAGAGTTACGTGGGCTTGCGGTCGAGTTCGATGTACCAGTATTTTCAGCCACGCAAACGACTCGTAGCGGCTTTTCGAATAGTGATGTTGGTTTGGAAGATACGTCTGAGTCTTTTGGCCTTCCAGCTACGGCGGATCTTATGTTCGCTCTTATCGCGACTGAAGAACTTGAGCAACTTGGTCAGATGATGGTCAAACAATTAAAGAATAGATATAATGACCCTACACAACATAAAAGATTTGTGATTGGGGTTGATCGATCTAAGATGAGATTGTATGATGTTGATGTACAAGAACAAACATTGACAGACGATACTCCAGTCTTTGATAAAACAGAAGCAGGACAAAGGTTTAAGGATTTTAAGCTATGAAATACAAAGGACCAACAATAAGCACCTACTGGGGTGATGATGAATTTGCTAATCGAATGGCGCATGTTATGCTCAATGAGATGGGATTCTATGTTGATATGTACAAAGATGAAAAGCTTGTAGAAAGCAGACCTTTGTATGAGCATAGCGAGATCTATGCAGAAAATGCTGCAGAAAATTATGTATTGGGAATTCTCAATCCATGAATGTAAAACTCATTAGTTACTCACAAGGAGAAAAAAATGAAAGTCTCCAAGACATCATTGCCTATACAGCCCGTGTTTCGAATCCATCAAACCAAGGATCAACCGAAACGTCAGAAAGACTATTACGATATCTCATCCGAGAAAAACACTGGTCACCATTTGAAATGGTTAGCGCTTGCTTGGAAATAACTACAACTCGCGATATTGCAAGACAGCTACTACGACATAGATCATTTTCTTTCCAAGAGTTTTCTCAACGATATGCAGATCCTACTAAAGACTTAGATTTTCATATGCGAGAAGCAAGACTGCAAGATACAAAAAATAGACAAAATAGTATTGAATTAGCTGATATGATGGATAGCGATCAGAGAGTTGAATTAGAACTTAATTGGTTACAAAAACAAGCGGGAGTTATAAATGAAGCAAAGAAAGCCTATGAATGGGCTATTGACAGTGGCATTGCTAAAGAACAAGCTCGTTCAGTTCTACCAGAAGGTATCACAGACTCTCGACTATATGTCAACGGAACCATTCGGTCCTGGGTCCATTACGTCGACTTACGCTCTGGAAATGGCACGCAAAAAGAGCACATCGAAGTAGCACAGCAATGTGCACTTGCATTGAAACCTATTTTTCCAATGATTATGGAGTTTTGCCATGGCGCAGATAGATTATAAATTTAATGAAAAGAAATTAATTGAAGAGTTTCAAAAATATATTAACTCTACTTATGATTCGCATTACTCAAAGGATAAGTTCCAGGCCACTGAGTTTATTATTGACGGTGGCCATGGAACAGGCTTTTGTATTGGTAATGTGTTGAAGTATGCTCAACGATATGGTAAGAAGGGTACAGATAACGATGCTAGAAAAGATCTTATGAAGGTCCTACATTACGCTCTTATTCAGCTTCATGTTCATGACACGTCACAGTAACTTCTTTAGTGTAAAATAAAAGTTGTTCTACTTTACCTTTGTGATATTCACAGGTTTCTAAGTCTTTATATGACAAGTGATCATAGTTATAGACATTAGCACCTATTGTGATAAGTAACGCAAAGACCATTCCGTATACCTGTCTTTTATACTTCTTGATTTCTTTTCAAGTTCAGTTTGCTTGTATGGTACATCAAATCTTTCAATCATCTCATATGCATATGTGCCAAAGATTATACACCAGAGGAAATACGCCATTATGATCCAAAACAAATAAATCATGTAATCGCTAAAGTTGCAATAAATGCACCTGCTCCGATAACAATTACTCCACCTATAATAGCAATCGTCTTCATTTGCTCCCAAAACTCTGCATCTTCTTTACGCTTTTTAATTGCAGCTTGTTTTGCGGCTTCTTTTGCTTCTGCAATTCTTTTTAATCTTTCATCGAGAATAGATTGCCAAGTTCCCGGGCCGAACCGAAGATCTACAAGATTTCTCATCTCTTGCATTTTCTCTTCAGCTAACTTAGCATCGATGATCTCTTGCGCCACATTATTAATACCAAATTGATCGCCTAAACCTGGTTTTGACTTTTTATTTCTTGCTCTCTGACACTCTTCCGCACCGCGAAACATTCCGTCAACAGCACCAGCAATTTCACCGATGTCTTTAGCTGTGTCAATATTAGACTTGATAAAATCGACACTCGCTTTGACAAGTGAAATACCAGCTAGTATTTCTGCCACTGCCATCTTGATCTACCTTTGTTATGGTTAGATAGATGTAATTCAAAGTTATTATGAAACTCACTCTCAGTAATATTTATATGTACAAGCGCTTAGATATGTGATATAATAATATATAAATAAAGAATGATTCGGTGAAACTGGATGGATGTAGGCTGGACGTGGGGGCAGTACCCACCGCCTCCACCATAAATACATTTACTGAGTGTACTTATGATGGGGGCGAAATAGGATCGACAGATATAAGAAGGCAGTGGAGAATCAAAAAAGTAAATGCAAACGATAACTTTGCTCCTGAGATGCGCTTAGCGGCATAATCTCTGGGCCCGCAGGAGCCTCGAAACAGAATCCTGCAACTCATTCAAAGGAGATAACATGGCACCTAGAAATCACAAGACCTGGTTAAAGAAGCCTAATGTAGAATATATTAGTAGTGAAATCTATCATTCTCATGCAATCTATAAGCAAGAGCAAGAAGATATTTTTAGTAAAGTATGGGTACCTGTCTGTCACATGTCAGAGATGTACAATAAAGATGACTATCGAATTATGACAATCGCAAATGAAGAGGTCATTGTATGGAATACCGGTGATAGTGTCGAAGCAGCGATCAATCTCCAAATGAAAGGACCGAGAGGTAACTTTCATCTGATTCATAAAGGCTGTGGTAAGAAACTACATTGTGAAGTTAAACACGGTCAGATGGTATGGGTTACGCTTGATCCGAACCCAAAACATACTGTAGAAGAATGGACAGCAGGAGCGTTTGATTGTATCGCAGACGCAATTGATACTGAAGAGCTTGAGGTATTTCATTACCATAAAGCGGTCATAGATACTAATTATAAATTATGGCATGACACAAACAGTGAATTCTATCATGACTTTATGCATTATTTTAACAGAGTGTCAGGATTCAACGATGAGTATTTCGCAAGAAAAAATATTCCTTTTGATAACGGTCATGTTAACGTTAGCAGCTTTACTGTTAACTATGAAGAGTATGATGGATTTGAAGATCGCGGGGAACTATCTTTTCCCAATCTGCCGCCCAACCAGTGGTACATGGTCGATCTCTTCCCAGGCTTTAACTTCAACCTTCGTGGTTCCGCCTATCGTTCAGACACAGTAACACCGCTTGGTCCGAATAAAGTGCT